ACGACCGTCCTTGGTCTTCTCTTTGCGAGCCTTCAACTGCTCGTTGTCGTAGGCATAAGAACCCATCGGAAGTTGACGCTTCGAACCGAACTCGCCGTCAGCCGAACGGTGCAACGGGTTGCCACGGTGGATGCGGCCCGCAGGAATGCCACCAAACTCGGCATTACCACCACCGCCAACACCGCCCTTCCGCTCAGTGAGCGAACTGCGACGACCGCCACGGGAAATGAAATCCTGCGTCTCGCTCAGAAGCCACTCGAACTGATCGAGATCGGACTCCTCGATGTGGTCGTACAGCGACTCCATAAAGTCGAGGAACTGCTCGGACTTGGTGAAGCGAACATGGGGTGCAACGCGAACAGCGTAACGGCCCACACCATACCGACGATCTACGGTCGAATCGTAGGTCACCTCACCTGCGCGGATACCCGCATCCTGCGCAGCGCGGTATGCCGCAAGAGCAGCATTACGGTCGTCAAAGAAAACTGCAAACTCGGAATCTGAACGGTTCTGATCTTCAAACATGATGTTTACTCCCATGATTTCGTTGGCCTCTGCCAAATTGATGTGACGGTTCTGGCGCGGGTCGAGATACGAACTCCGCGAAGGATCATAATAAAGAACAGCACCAGTGTGGTAACGATACGGCCCGTTGAGACCTTCCCGCTTGGGGAAGTTTACGCGATCAACAGGGAATACATTGAAACCCGCCGAACGCATATTCGATTCTACGAGATCGCTGTGGCGCATCGCGGTAGCGGCATTGACGCTGTCGAATGTTCCAGTGATCTTCTGCGTGTAATCCATCAACGCTTGCTCGCGGTTGCCGCGAAAATCATCAAGAATACCCTGCCACTGATCGTAATCCGAAACGGACTCCATCAAGTGATTGGTGCTGTTAATAAAATCGAACATACTTCGGCTCATGATGCCTCCAACTTTATCCCGCAAAGAAATTCGCAGGTGGCCTGATTGTAAGAATTTGCTGACTCAAGTTTTCGCGCAAAAGGTCTGCATTTGCAATCAAATCAGCCCCGTTTAGCGAGATAGCACCAGTAGCACTAGGCCCATCTGCATATTTTGACCGAATGTATCCAAGTTTTTCCATACCTTCGGCCAAAGCGTACTTTCTAATCAGCCGATACTCATACGGTCGAGTTTTTGCAACATCCATATCATCAACAAAATAAACAACGAAAATCTGGTTTCCGATGCTTCCGTTGACAGGATAAATTCGCAACTGCTTCGCTTGCCAATCCCATTCCCAGTCTCGATCCGTAGACAAGACCCGACGAGCCATATCTCGATAAGACAACGCCTGAACAATATTGGAATAACCGCCACCCATCGTTCCAACGCCGTTGTAGGTGCCGTACATACCATACCCAAGCGGATTCATCTCAACACCCGCCCAATCGAACTGATCAAACAGCCCCTGATTCTGGATGTCGAAATAAACCTCTGCAACGCTGAGGCAATCATCGGCAACATCAAAAGCACCACCACCCGAATTGATGGTGAGAACCTTGTTCTTCATCTGACCGATATACCCCATGAACCACATTTTCGCTTCAAAAATGGCATCCTCGTAGTGATCCTCGGTCAACTCGACCGCAATCACTCCGCCACCAAGCGTCCTGAAAATGTAGTCACGGATATCCGTGTCACTCTGCGCCATCATCCGCCTTTGTCTCGCCACCCAAGACAGGCTTGAGCGCATCCTGAATCTTCACGATTCTTGCGTAGATTTCAATATCTTTCACACCCACCGCTTTGAGAGATTTCAAGGCAGCGTCGGATATCGCTGAAATCACCCGATCACGCGCATCGTCGTCAAGATCGGCAACGCCCTTCAAACGCTTCTGAATATCTTTCGGAAGCGCGTCAATTGTGACCTTCGCTTTAGGTGCGCGATCATCTTTGCGAACAGATTTTTCTTCGCCAGATTTTGCCTTTTTCTCGGTCAAAACCTCATCGACATCCTCGCCCATTTCGTACTCGTAAGAGCCGTCGTCCACGCCGTAGCCGCCAACCACAGGATGGTCTGCGTCGAACAGGACAGGAGTCTCAAACTTGTCCGCAGGATCGTCGGGATCGATCGGCCCTTCATCCTCAATGGGCAAGAACAGATAAAGATCTACATCATAAATGCGATCCGCAATCGATTGCACGCCACCGTTATGCTCAAGATCGTATTCACGAATCTGAACGGCACCATAATTGAAAACCTTGATGACGCGACCGCGAGTAATCGGACTTCCCATCTTGGTCGTAACCTCGACGGGGTCTCCTGCCGCTAGATCTTCCCAAGGAACCGACAACGAAACCGCTTCTTCATGCAACATCCGTTCCCCCACCCAAAATGTAGATCAGATCGCCCTTCGTAAGGCTGCGATACTCGCGACCAGAATCAAGGCCACGCTCGACAACAAGAGACCACAAAGCGGCACGCTTCATGGTGCCATACTCCGTCAAATCGGATGCATCTACCGTGTCGTCAACAGGCTCGTCAGCAACGGCCTCCGCAACGACAGGCGGGGCAACAGGCGCGAGCGGAGCGGCAACAGGCGCAGGAGCAACAGGCTCCAACGCAACGGGCGGAGCGGCCTTCTGGAACAAACCAGAAAGCGCATCCGAAAACGCACCCGCAATCGCATCCGAAGTGGTCTGGATTCGCGCAGGAGCGGGAGCAGGAGCGGGCGGCGCAATCGGTTGCGCAGGAGTCGCCGTAACAGGAGGGAATTCGCAGAGAAGGCCAGACTTGACCCAACTCGTCAAATCCTCAGTCGTGTGCGTAATAATTCCGCATTTCACCATGACCATCTCGCCAGACAAAGCACGACAAGGCCACTCACGCTTCGGGTTCTTATTATCAACAGGCATATAGCGTCTGATCATCTTTCAACTCTCCTGAAATGCGAAATCCGCGAGACACTTCCGTTAGTAGGGAAATGCTCGCGGATTGTCTAGACTAAACGATTGGGCCTAAACCCATTGCCGACTAGACGCCACCAACGGTGGGCATACCAGTGACCGTGATCGCGCCGTAGTACTCAGGACGGAGCATCTTCTTCGCGTAGCGAGTCCGCAGACCCTTACGGAAGGTGAAATCGTCGGGATCAAGGAAGGTGGGCGTGACCTGCAGCGGGATGTACGGAGCGTACACATAACCCGCGTCGAGGAAGTTCGCACCCTTGAGGCCGAGAAGAAGATTCGCGCCGCCATTGGTGCCAAGGAACGGGTCTTGGTACACAACATACTTGTTCATGAGCGTGCCAAGACGGTTCACACCGAAGTTGGAGTTCATGGGGCCGTAGGAGGGCGCAACCTGCTGATCGTAAGCGCGGTTGACGATCATGAAGTCACCATGCGTGGTCAACTGAGCAAGCATCGCGCCGACAGCGGGGCTGACAACGATGAAGTTTGCAGGAGCGCGGAGCGAGGCGCGGTGAATCTGCGCCGACACCGACTCGATGATCGTAAGCAGACCACGAATGCTGTCGATTTCAGAGAACTGACCACCGTTCGCAGTGAGCGGGGTGGCAGGGCCAGTCGTGAACGAGTACGACGCGCTGAACTGCGCACCATTGATAAGGTCGGTGATGATCTCGCGGTCGAGTTCAAGCGAAATTTCATTCGCCATACCCGCAACCAACTCGGTCTCAGCATTGAGGCCGTGGAAAGCGCGAAGATCGTCAACAGCCTCAGCCGACCAACGAGCGCGGAGTTTGCGCGTGATGGCGGTGACCGTGGTCAGCGTGATGTCAAGGTTGAGATCGGGAATCTCGGCAACCTGATCAACACCGCCGTAGTTAGCGGTCGTGATGCCCGCGCCCGGAGCCTTGGTGCCGCTCACAAGTTCGGAGTTGTAGAAATAGGTCGCGTAGATGGGCGTGGCCGCCTTCGGCGTGAAGGTCGAAGCCAAGGTATCAAGCGTCCAACCACCAGTCGTGTAATCGATGGTGCCAGTGGCATCGCCAACGAGAACACCCGAACCGTTGTCGGTCACGCTCTTGGTGACATCGAGACCACCAACAACCGTCGTCCAGTAAATGGTGACCAAGTAGCCCTTGCTCGTATTGAGCGGAGCAACGGGGAGCCACTTGAACGGAATACGGTCAGTGGGGTTCTGTGCGCCATTCCAAGTCGTCTTGGCACCAGTGACATCGACCGCAGGAACCTTGATCTCGTAGTCAACATATTCCGACGAGTAGAACTTCTGGAAGTTCTGGATCAGGTTGGTACCCGCGACGGTCGTACCCTTCGAAGCACCATACTTGTACTCGTAGGTGAAGATACCGCCAACGGCAGAGGTCATCGGCTGAACCGAGACGATCTGGTTGGCAATAAGGTTAGGGAACACCCGACGAAGGATGGGGAAGATATACTTGGTGAAAGAACCAACACCAGTCGAAAGCGTCTCCTCGTTCAGCGAACGAAGGTGGCCCATCTGGTTCTCCATGAGCATCGCGAGAACGCCGCGATCCCAAGGATTCTCAACACCCTCCAGAAGCGGAGACCATTTCTGTGCAACGCGCTGCACAAAACCCTGATCCGCTGCCGTACCCTGCCCCTGCTCTGCCAAAAGTCGTCGTGCTTCCATAAATTACCTCACTCGCTTTACGCCTGATAGTTCAAGCATCTGGTTGGTTGACAAGCCCCCAAGCATTGGGTCTTGAAGGATATTCGATCTCTCAACGGATTCTGAAACATTGTTATCGTGCGTTTGACCGCGACGAAGTTTCTGCTGCATAGCATAAAGATCTTCGTTCACAATCCTCTTGCTACCATTTTCTTGCACGATTTTGTCGATTGTATCCTCATTGTCGACACTTTCAAGCATCCGTCGCAGTTTCGGCGCATTTGCATGGCCAGAGATCCGCTGCGCCTTGTACGCATTGAGCCGCGAATCTTCCGCAATCTGATCGGCCTCTTCAGCCTTATCACGGAAAGACTCCGCAAGTTCAATAGCCTCATTCAATTTACGCTGCAAGGAATTCTTTTCAGCCGAAACAGATGACATTTTAGATTCAAGAGATTCCTTGATATTGGAGATGCGGTCGTCCGCAGCAGACTTTGCCGCAGCCACGGCCTCCTCCATTTCAAGTTCCATCTCGGCCAAACGCTCCTCTGCCTCTGCCTCGACATTCTCAAGCGAATTGCGGGCCTCGGCCAGATCGCGCTCCAAAGCATCGATCCGATTCATAAGCAT